TCATACTTTCATCTAACACTCTGCGATAATTAAACTCTGTTTGTTTATCTACACTATCGCTTATGTTCTCTTGTGCTTTAATTAATAAATCGTTTAGTTCATCTTCCATTGTTTACCTTTCTATTCTTAAATGTTTTATATCAGTTGGTATGCTACTTTCGTTTAAGTTCCAATACTGAATACAAAAACAATTTATACAACCTAACTCTTGGTCCAGTTCTTCCATACAAGTTATACAATTCATATTCTTCCCTATTCTTTCTGCTTATAGCTTATAAAAAACTATCAGCTTTTTTTACTAATACCACATAGCTTTCGTTAAATGTTTGTTGATCCACAATTTCTAATCTATTACCTTCTATAAAATGCAACACTTCTTTTGTTGTCTTAAATGGTTTTAGATTATTGTTGTAATTAACAAATATATACCTACAATCTAGTGGTAACTCAATCTTCTGTTTTAATACCATAATCTTAGTATAACTAACTTTACAATGTTTGCAACTGTATTTGACATTAGTTATTTGTAACAATATTCTCTAAAATTTCAGCTACAATAACTCTGTATTCGCTTTGATCGTATTTACTTATATCAATATCGCTTACAATTTCAGCAAATAACATTAAGTTATTATCTCTTTTGCTTAATTCTTTTTCTATTATCTTTTGTACATTATTTAGACTCATTGATTAACCTACACTTTCTTTACTATATACATTGACATAACAATAATGACATATATCTAAGTCATCTATGTAATGTGTTAGTTCTTTGCAATAAATACAATTAAACATTATTTACCTACACAATCTTTACATACATACATAAAATCTTCTAATATTCCATTGTCAATAGCTGGTATGTATGAGTTACCACAATCACAACATAACCAATTATTATTTATAGCTATACTCATTGATTAACCTACACTTTCTTTTGGGCAATTACTATATGGGAAGTATTCTTGTTCTTCACACGCACACCAACCAAATTCATTTAGTTGTGATTCGTGATCCAAATTAGCTACATATTCCCAACTATGTGATTTATTCATTATTAACCTACACTTTCGTTAAAGAATTTATGTGTGTAATCTTCATCAATATTGTTATAAGCAATATCACAATTCCAACACTTAATTTCTTGTAATTTATTCTTAAATTTATCATATAGTTTGTTAGTAATTGCCCCTGTTTCTTCGCAATTATCACAATCTACATAATCTATATTTATATTATTCATTTGATTAACCTTTCTGTTTATTAACCTACCTACATTATACCTACATTGTAGTTGTTGTCAAATAGTATTTACTTTACGCTACATTGTCAATAGCTATCGTAAAGTTATTTACCTACACAGTAGTTATTTATCTACACAATAGAAAAATCCAGGTAATCTAAAGGGGAAGACTACCTGGATTAATCTTTAGCTATTTATTAGCTATAATGTATTTGCTAAATGTTCTTTAATTAATGTATCATCTACAATTAAAACTATTTCATTACAGTTCTTGCAATATATAGCCTGTTCTACTCTTTTAATTATCTTTCTTGTAATCTTGCTACAATTCCAACAACTAACACTAATATAATTCATTATTTACCCCCTTTAATGTAATATTTTTTGTTTAATTTATCTACAATAACGCCACTTAATAACCAACTAAACGCAGTTAATAAGACTAGCAAGAACGCACTAAACATTATTTACCCCCTACAATGTCTTTATCTGTTATTAAAATAACTAGATTACAATTATCACAATAAATTAAATTACTTGTTTTAATTTCGTGTGGCGTTCTGTGTGTGCTTTCATTACAAGAATTACAATTAATATTATATAACTCTAATTCAGTAATATTATTTATATCTGTTTCATCAGGTATCGTAAATTTATTAACACTTACAACCCCTTTAATTAATTTTTGCATTGTGTTTCCTTTCCTGGTATCTTATAAATACCCTACACGCAACCAATAACGATTGCGTGTTAGCTATTTATTGATTATATAATGTTTCTTCTAAATAAAGACTAGAAACAAATTGTTTTATAATTTTATCTTGTTCTTCTGTTGTGTTCATTGAAGTCCAAGATGTTCCCCAATCTGCATACTGGGGCATTATATTTACAAGTTCTTTATCTTCATTAAAAGTAATTTGTAATCTATAAGCTGGACCACCCCAGGTAATAAGATAATTAATTACTGTTTCTTTAGATATTGATAGACCATAATTAAATATTTCTTCTTGTCTTTCTTCATCATCTTTTATATTTAATATATCTTTCATTGAATCAATAACATCGTTTGAATATTCTTGACCCTCTTTTTTTGTTTGATTATCCATTATTCCCCCTTATTATCCGATCCCAATTCATATTCTACTAATATACTTTGTAACTCATCAATTAAATCTTCTTCGGTATAAATACCATTTACTAATTCAATTAATTTATTTTTTATTTCTTTCATTTATTACCCCTTTAAAGTAATTAACCAATACATAAGAATAATATAATATTGTAAAATTTATATTACAAGTTATTTAAATTATTTTTTTTATGGCCTGGTAATTCTTTTAAATAATCTTTTGAATAATAACTTATTGTCGTTATTCAATTAAATACACCCACCACCCATTTATTAAAAAAAATATCCTATATGTTTTCATAATGGTTATTTACTGGAATAAAAGCCTATAAACATTGACAACGCAACATAATAGCTATTATAGGACATTGTAATTATTACCAAATATGTAGAATATAAATGCAAATATCAATCTGACTATGCACACTACGATACGATACACTTTAGACTATTTGTGGAAACTATTACTCTAAAAATACCTACTATATATAGTGTGCTTTTAATGATCTACTACAAGTCTTAGGACTGCTATTACAGTAGTATTGGTTATCCCTTATTTGCTTTAGTTTAGAGTTACACTCTTTACATACTTTCAATAAAGATAAGTATATTATTAAAATAATTATTGATGAATGGTTCTAACCCTGTGCCACTCCCAACCCAACCGAGTGCTATCAATTTAGTAGCTATAAACAAAATGTGGAATAATAGGCTATTACCCTAGTTACGATGGTCCAGCTAGTCCACTTAATCCTGTTGTTTGATCCAATAATTCTTTCTTAAAGCTGGAGAATTATCTTGTTTGTTGTTGTCATAGTATCACATCTTTGTTAATATACAAATCATCTAAGAAAAGTTCTTAGATTTGTGTAGGGGTACACAATTAGAAAAGAAAAAGCTGAAAATCATAAGACAATTTGTGTGTTGATTTAAGTTGATTCATTTTCTTTCATAGAACAGTAAATGGACATACTGTACGGCAAGAGGACCTAGAGCAATCTAGGTCTTTTTGTTTTCAAAGTGTTATAGTAATAATATGAAATTATCACAGAAAGAAATTAATTATGAAAAACCTGATCTAAGAGTTTTATCTCTTGGTGCAGGAGTGCAAAGTTCAACAGTATTATTTAAAATGTTAGATGGTGTAATACCAATGGCAGATGTAGCTATCTTTGCAGATACAGGAAATGAACCTAGAGAAGTTTATACATACTTAGATTATTTAAAAACATTTATGAAAGGTGTATTGCCTTTATATATTGTATCTAAATCAAACATTGTAGAGGATGCTTTAGCAGAAAAAGAATATGGAACAAATAAAGGTTTTTTAACAATGCCTGTTTTTGGTATTAATGAAGAAGGTAAAAAATCATTAGGTAGGAGACAATGTACTAACGATTATAAAATACAACCAATACACAAAAAAATAAGAGAGTTATTAAATGTTAAATCTCTTAGAGGAAAAAATATTGAAATGGTTATGGGTATTAGTACAGATGAAATACAAAGAGCAAAAAAAGCACAACAACAATGGCAAATTAATTATTACCCTTTACTTGAATTAAATATGAGCAGACACGACTGTAAACATTATGTAGATAGTAAAAATTTACGAAAGCCACCACGAAGTGCTTGTATAGTGTGTCCTTATCACAGCAACGAAGAATGGCAACACTTAAAAGAAAATTACCCAACAGAGTTTCAAGAAGCTGTTGCGTTTGATTATGCAATACGAGATGTAGCAAAAGAAAAAGGAATTAAAAATTATTTACATAGTTCTTTTATACCTTTGGATCAAGTAAACTTTAAAAAGAAAAATCCAATATATCAAGGATCTTTATTTGATGATGAATGCGAAGGTATTTGTGGTATATAAATTGCCTTTAAATTTCCATTAAGGTATAATGAAATTACTCTTTTCAATAGAGTATCAACTTCCCTGTTTGATTAACCAATATGCCCTAGCTAGACTAGGGTATGGAGAGGAAAGTTATGAAAACAAATCAAGAAATTATTTCTGAAACATTATTAAAGATTCGTTTCTATAAAAACCAAAAAGATTATTACAACAGACAAATAGAAAAATATAGATCGTTGCGACATCTTAATAATAAAAATACTAAAATAATGGAAAAACAATTAGAGAAGTATGTAGAAAAAGGAGTGCTTATGGGAGATATACCAGTAGTTGATTGTGAACAATGTTTACAGCCTGTATGGGAGAATGATTTGTATGATGGTTTATGCTCTACTTGTAGTCAGAATGATTTATCAGGATTCTTTGAATAATGGTAATTAAAAAAAATGGCTTAGAATTTGAAAATTATTATCAGATTATTAATACACCAAATGACCCTAATTCTAAATATGCTGTTTTGATAAAAGAAAATAACAAAACAAAAATTGTTAAGTATGGTGAGCGTAAAAGAAAAAAGTTAAAGAATATAGAAAAAATAATAGAAAGACTAGAAAGATTTATATAAAAATTTTTTTTTACGACATATGTCATAGTAATAAGCTAAGCTATAAGCTATGAAAACAAAAATATATATTGGATTATATTTAGCAGCTATTGTTGCTGCTAATTTATTAACAGCTCGGTATGGACCAGAAATAAGCATTTTAAATGCGTTTTTATTTATTGGTCTTGACTTAACCACGAGAGATTACTTGCACGAGATATGGCAAGGTAAGATAAAAACAAATATGGTATTGTTAATATTTGCAGGATCAGCATTAAGTTATGCTTTTAATGTAGATGCAGGACCAATAGCAATAGCATCATTTGTAGCTTTTTTATCAGCAGGTCTAGTAGATACTGTTGCATATCAAGCGTTATCTAATCAAACATATAATGTCAAAGTAAATGTCAGTAATACTCTAGCTGCTGCTGTAGATAGTATTATTTTTCCAACACTCGCTTTTGGTGGTGTGTTGTGGAATATTACTGCTGGTCAATTTGCAGCAAAAGTTATTGGTGGTTTTATTTGGGCAATAGTGATTAATGCGTATATTCGTAGCACAAAGTCCTAAATATCTAATAGGTTGGGATAAACAATTTGTAGGTAGATTGTTTATCCCTGACCTAGCTTCTAAAGCACAAGATACATTTTCTGACAATATGGTTTGGGGTGCTGATAATGGTTGTTTTACAGAGTTTAAAGAAAACAAATTTATGAATATGTTAGAAAATATTAAAGATGGACCTAATGGAAAATTTGTTTGTTGTCCTGATGTAGTAGGTGAATTTGAACAAACAATAGAATTATTTGAAGAATGGCAACCAAAAATAAAAGAATATAAACAACCTGTTGCTTTAGTGTTGCAAGATGGTGCAACTACAGAAAATATACCTTGGGATAAATTTGATGCGTTATTTATTGGTGGTTCAACAGAATGGAAATTAGGAGAAGCAGCAGCAAGTATAACTAAAAAGGCTAAACAAAAAAATATGTGGGTACATATGGGCAGAGTAAATACTGCTAAAAGAATTAAATACGCTATATCAATAGGTATAGATAGTATTGATGGTATGAGTTTCAGTAGATTTCATAAAACGCATTTACCTAAAGGAATTGAATATATTAAAAATTTTTCTAATCAACAGGTTTTTGTAAACCTGTAGGGGCTTGTCTCCCTTTTATACGAGGATAAGTTTTAGGTTTATGATTATTACAATATCTATACTTGTTATATTTTGATATAACAGTATCACAGTTCTCATCAATACAAATCCTTCCACTACTATATGAAGTAGAGGGTTTGTAATTAGGATATTTATTTCCTTTTATATAATCACTCATTAAGCTAAGTATAGGAGATATAATGCCAGGTAAAGGCTACTCATACAAAAAAGGTATGAAAAAAAATAAAAGTAGAAAAAAGAGAAGATAATGGCTGAACGAAAAGTTTGTGCCAATCCTGGCTGTGAAACTAAGTTTAGAGCACAGCATAATAATAAACGATATTGTACTGTTCAATGCAGTCGTAAAGCACAACATAAGCGAAGTAAAGAAAAAAAACAAAAAGATTTTACATCACAGATGACTGCTGTGCGTGGTGAGTATTACGAAGAATATGTTAGAGATTATGCAGAACCAGTAGCAAATAATTTAATTAAAAAAGTTGATGTAGCAGATTTATTAGGTGTAACCAAATCTTTAGTATCTAAAATGCACGAAGCATATTTAATAGATAAAGAAAATCTAACTAAACAAAAAACTTGGAAAACACCAAAAGAAGCATTAATAGCATTAGAAAAATTTGAAGATTTTAGAGATAGATACTTCCAAACAGAAACAGGCGATAAATACGAAACAGCAGACTTTCATCAAAAATGGATTCAAAGTATTTTACAAGCAATAGATGAAGGTGGCGAACAAATGATACTTTCTCCACCACGACACGGCAAGACAGATTTACTGACACACTTTGCTGTATGGCAGATATGTAGAAATCCTAATGTAAGAATTATGTGGGTTGGTGGTAATGAGGAGATAGCAAAGAATGCTGTAGGTGCTGTAGTAGATCACTTAGAACATAATGAAAAACTTATTGAGGATTTCTGTGGACCAGGACAAACATTTAAACCAAAGAACAGAAGTGGTAAGTCTTGGACATCTGGACAGTTCACTATTGCTACAAGAACTGTAACTGGTATTAAATCTCCAACAATGGTTGCTGTAGGTAAAGGTGGAAAGATATTATCAAGAGACTGTGATTTGATTATTGCAGATGACATTGAGGACCACGGCACAACAATACAACCTTCTGCTAGAGAACAAACTAGACAATGGTGGACAACTACTTTGTCATCTCGTAAAGAGGAACATACAGCTATTGTTATTATTGGGTCAAGACAGCACCCAGAAGATTTATATAACTTTCTTTTAGAGAACCCACAAGTTACAACAATCGTAGAAGAAGCACATAGTACAGAGTGTGTGTTACCAGAATTAGATATTGATGTACATACTGATTGTATGTTATGGGCAAGTAAGCGTAGTTACAAATGGTTACTCTCTCGTTTACAAGCTGCTGAAACAACTGGTGGTAAAGCTATCTTTGAAATGGTATATCTTAACAAAGCATTCGTAGATGGAATAACAATGTTTGATGTTGAAGAAGTAGATTTGTGTAGAGATGTTAATAGAACAATAGGAAACATACCAGCAGGAACACATTTAATTGCAGGACTTGACCCTGCTTCTACAGGTTTTCAGGCTTGTTTCTTATGGGCAGTTAATACTGATACAGGAAAAATGTATATGGTAGATATTGAGAATGAACAAGGTGGTGGCATTATTCAAGCCAAAGAGACAATTAAAAAATGGTATGAGAAGTATGGACTTGCACATTGGGTTATTGAGGAGAATGGATTTCAGAGAGCAATACGACAAGATAAAGATTTAAAAGATTACTGTGCAAGAATGGGTATTTATTTAGAAGGACATCAGACACAAAAAAATAAATTTGACCCTATCTTTGGCGTTGGAAGTATGAGAGAATTATTTAAAGAGGAATTAATTAGTTTGCCATATGGTAGTGCAGAAAGTGAAACTAAGAGTAATATATATCGTAGGCAACTAATTTATTTTTCTACAGGTGCTAGTAAGCAATCTGGTAGAAACAACAAGAGTGATGTTGTTATGGCTAGTTGGTTTCCTATGAAAGTAATTAGGAGATTACAAAAAGAACGACTAGCTGAGGTAGGATTAGATTATAAACCTAGTTTTGGAGAATGGAATATAAGCGATATGAACGAAAGCCCTTGGGGATAAGATGACACCAGAAGAAATACAACACGCTATTACACAGTTGCATTTTGATAATCAAAGTGCATATTCTACTAGAGGTCGTGTTCGTGCAATTATGAATGGTGGACCTGATGGTATTCTTGCATTGTTAGGAGATCAACTACAAGGTTTCCAAGATTTCCAAATACCAGTACCTAACTTAATGATGTCAGGACTAGAACACTTAGCACAAAAGATAGGTCGTATTCCAAACCTCAAAGTAGATGTACCTAATGGTAAAGATTCTGAAAGAGCAAGACAGAAAGCAGAAAAGATTGGTCGTATAGTCAATGCTTATGATGAGGTACAAAAATTAGATTTACAAATGCCACAAGTAGGTAGATGGCTACCTGGTTATGGTTTCTCTGTTTGGGTTATTAGAGAAAAGAAAGATGCTAATGGAGTTCCTTATCCTATTGCAGAACTAAGAGACCCTTACAACTGTTTTCCTGGTTACTTTGGTGCAGACCAACAACCAAAAGAAATGGCAATTATTCGTAGAGTTCCAAAAGATGCTTTAGCTAATACTTATCCAAATAGTAAAGATAAGATTATGAAAAAAGATGATGTTT